GCCAAGAATTGATACTGTGCGTGAGCATCTGGCAAGTGAATAGGCTGTAAATCTGCTTGAGTTTCTGTAGACTCATTAAAAGTAAGTATGAATTTACCTGCATTTGAAGAGCCACTAAACTTATCATATATTTTATGCTCAATAAGTTCTTGAGTTTCTTCATTAGGTACTCCATTGTTAAAGTTTATTAATAAAGAAGGTTGTAATCCATTCTTTATATTATTTATATGATAATTACTTACTTCTTCTTCTAATTCTGCATATTGTAAACAAGATTGATAATCTACTGGAGAATAATAATAGAATCCTGACCTATATGGCTTGAATACATATATTTCTATAACTTCTCTTTTAGAACCATTACCAAAAGAAGGTATTCTTTTAGGTTTATCGCTAGGTTTTATATCACACCACTTAGGATGGTAGTAATAAGCCTCTATTTGACCTTTTTTAGCTTTTTCCGCTCTAAGAGTCTCCATAGGAAAGTGTAACACCTTCACAATGGCTGTTTTCTGCTTGTTATAGACCACTTGAACAGCAGATTGACCTAACATCTTATAATCGTTTACAACACGCCTTAAATCCTTTTGTTTTAAGAGCATTTTCATTTTGGCATACATCTCAGGCTTTATTTCACTGTCTGTAGCCTCTAATCCTCTACCATAAATCATATCTACAATACCATTTATACATCTAGCATTTGTAGGACTTCCTAAGTATTTATCTATAAGTTCATCAAAGTAATCGTTGTTATCTCCGTATTGAACCCAGTCTTTTCCGTAGACTTCTTTTATTTCTGGTATTTCATAACCAGATAAGTTGACTACTCTAATATTTTTATTTTCCATATTATATTACTATGTATTCGTCTTCAGTACCTGCTCCATATTGAGTGTACTTGTTTTGATTTAATGTGTGTATGACTTCATCATTTGTCTGAGAAGTTACATAAGCTTTATCTCTATAAAATAAATCTCCACCTAAAGTAAATTCTAAAAAATATAAACTGTTTTCTTTTAATATTGTAGAAGCGAATTGTATGTCAGAAAAATTACCATTAGTTGACATATTCGAGTCAGTAATTGTTTCACTTATGTTAGTGCCATCTTCTGTTATTTTTAAAGAAAGAGAGCCACTTAATCCTTTTCTGGTAATTACTTTAATAGTTTGTGTATTTGAGTTAGGCAGTAATCTTATCATAATAAGATAACTGAAAAGTGTTGATTTTGTTTTATATAGAAAAAGCCCTAATTAAAGGGCTTTATATCTACTATGTTTAAGAGTGTACTATGTTTAAGAATTTACAACAGTAAATCCAACAGTAGCAGGGTCAGACTCCATAAAGTTAGCTGGAGCTTTTTCCATTCCTGTTAAAGTTAAAGTGTATCCACTTAAGTCTCCCATAGCACCACCTGTTACGATAGTACCACCAGAAACATCCATACCATGCTCTATGCCAGATAAAAAGTAATTTCCATTATTGTCTTTTATAATAACGTGAGGTCTATTAAAAGATAGTAACTTTAATTCTTTATGGTCAGCAATAGTTAACTTGTGTAAAGTAAGCTCAAGAACTTGTTCAAAAGCAGTAGTTCCATTTTCTCTACTTGCTTGAATGTTTTGAGTGAAAGAAGAAGTTCCCTTAATGTCATATTCGTATGCAGATGGAGAGCCAGTAATTGACTCTATAGCATCTGTGTTAGTTGTATCAAACGTAATGTTTGAATACAATGAACTGTCATAATTGACGAAGTAAACTTTATCTAACCCACCAACACTGTCTTTACAAGGTTCTGTTCTATATAGTGATAAATTACAAGACATATTATTAGTTTTTAAAAGTTAGTATTAAAAGGGTGAGTGGTTAAACCCACCCTTTATTTAATTATTATTAAGCGTTTACTCTGTATACGATATCTCCTCCGATTCCGTATTGAACTCCACTTGTAAACCTCATGATTACTCTTACATTTTGAGAACCATCTAAGTCACCCATATCGATAACTTTAACTTCGTTATGGTCAGATAAAAGACCTGTTCCAAAGTATAAGTTAGATTTTTCAGCAGCAACAGCAGTGTCATCAGCTAATCCATTAGCAACAAATAGTTTTACACCATCAAAGCTTAATGAACCATTGTTCCACCATTGAGTTCCTTGAGCATTTACACCATTAGCACCTAATCCAGAAGCACCAAATCCTCCTAAGCTTCTTACATAAGCTCTAGCAATGTTTTGTGAAATGTAAACATACATATCTTCTTGTCCGTATAAAGAAGAAGGAATTGCATCTACGATAGAACCTAATTCAGAAATTACGTTAGCAGAAGTAATTGCAGAACCAGTTACATCTATAACATCAGAATCAGCAGCTAATAAAGTAGAGAATCCATCAAATTCACCAGCGTTAGCGTTAACACCTTGCCAGATATTTTGCTCAGTTTTCTCAGCAACTTTAGCAGCAACGTGGCTTATTAAGAAATCACTGAATTTTGGAGGTAATTTGTCAAATGAAGAATATCCCATTTGTACAGCTTCCCAGTCAGAACGGAAGTCTTTTTTACATAGTTCAATATTAACTTGGAACTCTTCTGGTTGAAGGATTCTTTCTGTTAATGTTACTGAACCTGTGTCAGCAAAATCACAAGAAGCATTAGCAATAAGTCCGCTTGTAGCGACTTTCTTGATTACTTCCTTAAATTTTACATTAGGTTTTACTGAAATCCCACCATTTTCTATAGTAGAACCAGATAATAATGCAGCAGAAATATACTTTCCAGCAAATTCTCCAGCATAAGTACTTGTAATTGAAGTTGTAGTAGCCATTTTTTATTATTTTAGTTTTGGTTTTATTATGATATTTTGTTTAGTACTCTATCCATTATTGTTTGTGGTCTATTTTGACCATATAAATGAACATTGTTTTTTTCTACGTTGGATTCAGGAGAATGAGCAATAGGCTCTACTTCTGCTTCCTGTGAAGATAATTCTACTTCACTTTCTTCTGATACTTCTTCAGAACTCAATTCTTCAGGAACTTCAGGAGACTTTTCGTCACTCATTGATTCCATTAATTGGTCGTACATTGCTTTTACTTCAGCAATAGCTTTAGAAAGTTCTTCTTTAGTAGCGTATAAATCTTCTTTTTCAATTTCCTCTACAGGAATTTCATCAGAAACTTCATCCTTTACTTCTTCGATAACTTCTTCAGCTAATTGTACATCTTCTTGTACTTCTATCTCTTCGACTTTTTCTTCAGTCTCAGATAGTAAGATTTTCTTAAATTTGTCTACGATGTCGGTAGCTTTCATATATTATTGATTTAAATTAATAGTATAACTTGATAACTTCAAGCCTTTCTTTCTGTTGTATTTTTATGCTTTCTTTTGTATTACAAACCACTCAGCACCATCCGACCATACTTGTATACCTTCATAAGTTATGTTTATGACATAAGCATCTGTAGAGCCGTCTAAAGTATCGGAACCTGTAGGAGTTAAGTTTACTCTTGTTGAAACTGCGAATCCTCCATTAGAAATAAACCTCATTAATCTATTTGTATTGTCTGCTGCTGGAGGTAAATTTAATGTTGCATTACCTGCTCCACCAGACCAAGTTAATTTAATAAGCATAGATTTATGATAAGTTGAATCTGATAAGTTAACAGTAGAACCATCACTCATAGTAATATTAGTAGGAATTAAATAATTCTCTAATTGATATACTTCAGCTTTTTTAGTTTCGCTTCCTTCTACTACAGCAAGTAAATCATCTTCTTGTATAGTTGTTATTGCATTTAATTGTGATATTTTTTTTGCCATTTTTTATACTTTTATATTATTACCGTTTTCTTGTTGTAAATAAGCTCCTGATTCAGTAAGCAATAAATCTTCTCCAACTAAAGAGCCTATACCTTGAGCCTGTAAAGAACCATCACAACATTTTCTTGAGTAAGTCCCGTCTTTACACAAACAACCTCTTCTTGAAGAACGAGGGCTTGTTCTGCTTGGTGTTTTTTTATACTTTCTTCTCATTATTTCTTTTTAACACAATTAGGTCTTCTTTTACCATCTATAATCTGATAACCTTTTTGTTCATAGCCATCCCAACAAGGACTCTTAGTAGTAGCTCCTGCTTCTACTGAATGTGATTCACATGGCATATACCAAGTTTTACCTTCATAATCATGCTCGTGAAATCCTTCACATCCTATATTATTTGCTATTTCTAACGCTTTTTCTTTAGAAGAGTAAGCTAGTCTATCATCTATGATAGCATAGTATTCGTTAATCTTCATTGAAGCTAACTCTAAAGAAGTTATAGGTTCTATATCTCTATCTATCTCTTTTATTTTGTCAGTAGCCCAATTAATACCTGCATCTCCACCCCAAGCATCCCAAAGTAGTTTCCCACAGCCTTTTTCATAAGAAACATTCTTGTCTCTTCTAAATCTAACATAAGAAGCCATTTGAGATATTAAACATCTTGATATGGGTTCTTTTTTGGCTAACATCTGCGCAAATTGCCAACCAGCTTTTGTTCCACACTGTATTTTATTTTCTACTTTGTATTTTAAAGCTCTTAAAGCATTTTGATGTGCTTTTTCTGGATAATCACTAAATCTATCTTCAGATAAAGTTAGTTTATTACAATCTAAAGCATCTTGTAGTTCTAACTCTAACTCATCTATTTCAGACATCTTTTTCTTATCTATTTGCTTTAATTTAGATATTGCCCAGTTAACACCAGCAGAACCACCCCAAGCATCCCACATTATACCTCCGCATCCTTCAGAATATGGTACATCTTTATTTTGTTGATGCCTTTTAAATGAGGCCATCCTAGCAATCGTGGACCTTGTAATTTTTTGTTTATTGGCCAACTGTGAAGCTCTCCTCCAGCCCACAGAAGTTCCACAAGAACTACCATTTTCTTTTTTATACTTCAAAGCTCTTTTTGCATTGTTTACTGCGCCTTGTGGATAGTCATTATAGGATTCTAATTCTACTTCTTGTGAATCTAAGAATGCTTCTTCTATTTCGTATAACTTAGACAGGGCTTCCATTTCATCAAAGTCTTCTTCTACACTTTCTCTCGGTCTTTCATCTAGTTTATCAGCAAAAAATCCTTCTATAGAAAATCCCTTTACTTTACCTTCTTTTACAAAGTCATTCCATATCTCATCATTATTTACTTTTACAGAAACCATCCAAGTTCCTACTGGTAAATCAAAACCATATTTTCTTGATTTATCTTTCTTTTTATCTTCTACAATCCAAGATTCTACAACAGACAACCCATTGAGTTTAACGTCATGTTCTAAAGTTGAATTGTTTTGCTTACCTCTTGACAAGAATAATTCAGATGCTTTTCTTACTGTTTCCTCACTAAAAAATATATTATATTCTTGCTCTCCATTGTTTCTGTATATCTTTTTATTAGGTATAAGAGCAGCTCCCATAAGGATTCTTTTCTCTTTGTCTACTTCAGCAAGTTGTACTTGTTGTTTTTTAAGCGCAATAAAATCTTCTTCTATTGCTGGATTTTCGACAACGCTTATGGCTTCTATTCCACTAAACTCGTTCTCTTCGTCAATATATAGTTCTATTGTTTTCATAATATGGTAACTTTTATATTTATGTTTTGTTTTATTTATCCTATTGCAGATTCTGTAACTGTTTTTCTGTCTAGTTCTTGAGCAGATGTAACATCTCCACTAACAACATAAGCTCTGAAAGGTCTATCTTGGGCAGACGTAACGGCTTGTGCAACTTGACTACCTGCGCCTTGACCTACTACGTTGAAGTCTGGAGCAGAGACAGACATACTAGCTCCTGCACCACCTCCACTTCCTCCTGCTGCTTCTGGAAGCTTAGTAGACATTATTTCTCTTACTTGTTGCATACCAAATACTCCAGTAGCAACCGCTTGTGCAATATTCCAAGGACCATAAGGTTTAGCTCCTAATGCAGCAGTAATAGCTTCTTTAGTATTCATTATAGCCATAGCAACCGCAACTGCTTTACCTACAGCAGAACCTTCTCCAGCAATTCCAATAATAGCTTGACTTACTTGATTAGCTATCGCAAGTTTTGTTTTCTCTTCTTTCTCTTTAAACTTAGTCTTTTGTCTTTCAGAAGCATTTACGGCTTGTTCTTCTTTTATCAAAATATCTCCATAAAACTCTCCATTTTCTATTCTCTTTTGTTTTTCTATATCAAGAGCATTAAGTTTGTTATTGAGTTTCTCATCTTCTAACTTTCTTTCGACCTCTATTTTATCTAACTCATTGGTTGCCATAGAAGCTTCAAACCCTAACACAGCTTCTCTTTCTTTTGCATTTAATTGCGTAGCTAAATCAAATTGTTTAACTATAGCATCTGCTATTATCTGAGTTTTTTTATCTTGTGTTTCTTTTGTTAATTGTATTTCGTATTGAGATAAAGATGCTAGTGACCTTCCTATAGCTTCATTTGCTTTTTCTATTGCTTTTTTTCTGTCTTTTGGGTCTTTTATTGCATTTGCTCTTGCTAATTCTCTCTCTTTATATTCATCAAACTTTATTCTAGCTAATTTCTTTTGTAATTCTTCTTCTTGTTCTAATCTAACAAATTGACTTTTGGTTATTTTTTTATTTACTTTGTCTTGAGATTTTAATATTTCTTCATTAAAAGATAATTCTCTTGCAACAAAAGCTCTTTTAGATTTAGTAGATTTTCCTCTTCCTTCTTCTTCAAATTCTATATAGTCACTTAATAGTTTTATTTCTTGTCTTTTGTTTTCTATAAAAACTTTGTTTTCTTCTTTAAGGTCTGCTAAAGCATTAAGCCTGTTTATTCTCTCAGAATCTGCAACTTCAGAAAACTCATCAATAGAAATATTGGCTGATTGCCTTCTTAATTCTTCTACCTCAAGCCCTTCTACTCCTAGAGCTATTGTTTCTTTTTGTTGCTCAACTTGTTTGTCTATTATTTCTGCCGAAAGCTCTTCGATACGTTTTTGAGCAGCTCTTGATTTAGCTAAGTTTATAATAGCAAGTCTTTGTAAATCTATTTGTTCATTTGCTTCTTTTGTTGAGTTTTTTATATCCTGCATAGATAAATCAGACTCTTTAAGATTTTGAACAAAGTCAGGAAATTCTTTATTTAATCTTTTTACAGCTTCTTCTTGTTCTTCTTGAGACTTGTTTGAATCCTGAAGAGTGTTTATGTATGTCTCAAAATTACCAGAAATATCTGCCACACCTTTACCTGCATCTTTAAAAGCTTTAGTTAAAGTATCTGTGTCTTTCCCTAACTTAATAAAACCTTTACTTATGGCTTCAATAAGAGTTATACCTACTTGAAAAGCAAGTAATATACCTAGAGGACCTCTTAGTTGTTTTAGCATTAATTCAAACGCTCCTTTTGCTCCTCCAGCCTTAGTTGTAAGTATAGTAAGTAAAGAACCTAATTGAGAAATGTTGTTTGCTACAGCAGGAAATCCGTAGTTAACATCAGAAATTGTTCTACCAAGTTCCGTTACTGCTGCACCTGCTAAACCTGTTGCACCTGTTAATGGGTTTAATCCAGTTTTTGTCGTCTTAACTGACTGTTGGTTTAAGTCTTTAAGAGCAATCTCAGCTTCCTTAAAACTCTTAGTTATTCCATTTATTTTAACCTCACCACTCTGAGTGTCAACCTTAATAGTAAATATTTTTATAGTATTATCAGCCATTGTTGTATGTGTTTCGTTTTATACTCTTTTTTATTTCTTTCCAAGTTAATGGAGATTTATATTTTCCTTTTGCTATATCTATATCTTCATCGTATATGTACCAGTCAGAAGTATTTAATAAGTCTATTATATTCTTTATCATAATTTTATTAATAATTCTAAATCGCTTTTACCATCTTTTAAATTTGTGCTTATTGAGTTTATTGTGAATTCTCTGTCTTGTATGATAAGGATATCATTCAATCTATAATTTATTAAAAAGTCAGCAGGAAATTTAGCTTTTAATTTATATATTCTTTTATATTGATTAAACACATCTGTTATATATGTTTGATAAAACTTCTTAAACAGTGAATTACTAAGTCCAGAATCACTATAATTAGTCAAGTTCCATTCGTCAACTTCATCACTAAAGTTTATTGTATGGTCTGGAGCTGTAGACACACTTCCATCTTCATTTGTATTAGAAGGTCTATAGTATTGTGTTATTTCTGATGGGGTGCTGTCTGAAATCCATTTTATCCCTTTTCCTGCACTTAGTCCTGTTTCTTGTATTCCATAAAATACAAGTGGTTTAGTTAGTACTGGAGAATAGTCTCCTGTAGCTGGAGTTAAATCTGTTTTAGATTCAAAATCACCATCTGCTGAGTAACCCCATAATATATCTGTTATATATGGTTGTGGAGATGTGACTGCTGAATAAGGACTGGTTCCTGATTTATTCTCATCAATTATTCTTTCAAACTTCATATGTTCAAATCCAGTTTCTACTTTATATATTTCTCCTCTATTTACATTTTGAGGTTTATAAGATTCGTCTCCAAAAATTTCATTAAAGGTCTCTTGATGATTTATAGCTAATAAAGTACTAGGTTCAGCGTGTTTAAACTCTAATTCTTTAAATTGAACAGAAGGAGATATATCTGTATTAGATACATCAATATATTTTGTTATATTTATTTTCCCAGATGAAGGGTTGTTTACTGCATCAGAATAAAAATTATCTAAAGTATCTACATATATTTTGTCGTAATCAGGGTCACCAAAATCTTCAATATAGTAAGCAGTTAGATTAAACATTTTAAACAGCCCTGTAAGAAAATCAATAGTTTTTATTTTAGGTACGTTTTCTGTTATTATTATTTCTCCTGTTGTAGATATACTAGAACCTGTTCCATTTATGTTAAATACAGCAGTGTTTGTTCCAACTGGAGTTTGTGTATTAGGGTTAAGTATGTATTCTGTCATATCTAAACTTGGAGTAAACGACAAGGTCTCATTAGATTCAACAATCCATTTTATTTTATAATTAATTAATTCAGATGTAGAAATTAATTGCAGGTTCATAGTCCTAGAAGCTCCAGCAGCTAGTGGCAGCTGAGCTAGTGTATCTCCACTAACATAGTCCACAGCTTTAACACTATAAGGAATGTTTTGACTACTTCCTGTTGTTGTTATTGTTAATTCTGCATCATAACGTCTTGTATTTCCTGAAGTTGATACAGTCCAAGTATCTCCAGTTATATTAAACCCTAAATCTCCAGATGAATACCCCCAAGGACTACATATACGACTTAACACTTCTTCTTGGTTTTCGTCACCCCCTACAGGTCCTTTGTTTCTGCTTAACCAGAGAAAAAGATTTTCAAAAGGACTTCCTGATGTTTCATTAAAGAAGTCTCTTGTAAATGATATATTATATTTTGTTTCTATAGCCTCAATAATAGTCATGCATTTGATAGCTGGTTTTAAGTCGTTAAATTCTAAACCAACATTGTTTTGACTTGTATTGTAATATAAATTTCCGTTATAGTTTGGAGTAGATTCTTCAGAATCATAATAAAATCTTTTGGTATGAGAAATTAAAGGATATATTATTTTACCAGAAGACAATCCACTTTGTAATCCTGTTTTAACATTTGTACTTGTATAATTATGTGTGTAGTCGTCTAATTGACCAAGAGTGCTTAATTCGTCTTCTCCAAGTAAATCTTTTAAGTTAACAGTATTTCCAAAGAATGTTATATTGTAAGAATGAACCATATTGTTTTTCATCTTTACAGAATTTAATAATATCTTTCCTTTTTTAAATGGAAGAAAATCTAATTCTATGATTGCATCTTTTTTGTTTCTGGCATCAAATCCATTCTCAATAGATTCATTATAATAATGTTTAAACAACTTATTGTTTTCTTTTGAAGAGGGTAATGTAAAAAGTCTTGAGAAATCAGTAAATATTTTACCAACATCTTTTATGTCTTGTATTTGAGATTTAAGAACAACGCTTTCGTCATTGAACATATCGACTCTTTTAAAAACACCATCGTCATTTTTTATATATAATACTATTTTCTGCATTAAAGTATGTTGTTTATTTTGTCAAACGCATAGTCAAATGATATCGTATAGTTCACAAATCTATCATTAACACCTTTCTTAAGTTCAAATGATTTGCTTTTTAGGTTTATAGGTAAAACATTTGTTCCGTCATCTACCCAAACCTGTTCACTATTTAATAACTGTCTTATTACTTCATTGTATTCTTCACTTATAAAATCCGTACTTACACTTATAGACTCTCTTGAATTTACCATAAATATTTTCTCTTGATGTTTATTTATAACATAAGAAGGTGTGCCTCCATTATTATCTAGGTCTAATATGTTAGATTTGTAATTCTCAGAGGTAACGTTTATAGAGTTTGTAGATTTCTTGAAAAACCACATATTCTGTAATGCTCCAAATTTATTATAAAATATTATGTTTAATGGAGTGTATTTAGCTTCTGCGACAGATATTAAGTTTATTACTGTAGTTTGGGTTGGCGTAGCTGGAGGAGCAGGACTAACAAAAGTAACTTTATCTCCTGTTGCTAAGTTTTCAGTGTCAGTAATAATTATATATTGAATCTTTTGGTCAGAATCCCCACTATCTACTATCTGTATAGGGGTAGCACCAGAACCCCATAACACATCGTATTCATCCCAAAATTCATCTGCATCTTCCCAATTTATATTAGCACCAGCAGCAGAAGTTAATGTCACATAAGATTGTGCTTCTGCAAATACGGGTATCTTAATGTCTTCTCCTGAATTAAAATATACGTTTAGATTACTTTGTAATACTTGAGGTGTATATGAAGAAGCTGTTGGGTCTGTGCTTGTTCTAGGATTAGTTGCCTCCTCAAAATATCCATAACCATCTAAAACTAAAAATGCACTTGTTACTGTGTCTTCCCCACCAACCTGTACTATGTTCCCGTCTGAGTCATATATGGTAGTATCTATGTCAGTCCAAATAGTGTCTGTAGAATAGTTACCATATTCTGTTTCAAGAAAGTCTCTTACAAGCTCACTAACTTCAAATACTACATAATTAGTATCTCCAACTTCTTGTTTGGATAAGGTATATTTTAAGTCTCCTGCGACTCTATCCGAATATTGACCAGTCCATATATATATTTGAACTGTAGCTGAATTCAAACTTGAATCAGATACTTTAAAATAATACGGACTTCTTGAATTTATTATTGTTGACATTTATTTTATTTTACTTGTTCTTTTAATATTTTTTCTAAATCTTGCTTATATGATTCAAATATTTCATCTCCCATTTGTTTAGATAAAGAGTTGTATACAAAGTCTATTATATTATTTCCTTTATACCCTCTTCTTCCTATTGACCTAGCAATAACATAAGCTAAACTTTTTATGTTGTTAGGACTAGAAGAAACTACTTTTCCATTTTTCTTTATAATTATATTTTTTCTTTTAATCCAGTCTGCAATCCTAAAGCTTTTTGGCGGCCATGGCGGCATCTTTCCCGCTTTTCTACCCTCAGAGACTTGATACATATAGTCTAAAGCCAATATTGAAAACTGATTTTCTAGTGACAAGTCTGGTTTTATACTATTTACTAAATCACCAGAAGCATAATTTTTATTTTTTCTTAATTGACTTTTATATTTAACAGTATATGCTTTTGCATATTTCTTTAAAGTTTCTTCTAAATTATCATAACTCATTAGCAGATGCTTATATCATTAATCATACTTACATTTATTTCTACTCCCCATCCAGCTAATTCATTTTCATATCTATCTTTAAAGGGAGTGGCAGAAGGTTCTCCTATAAGCTGTATCTTGCTATCAAATAAGCTGCCTCTTCTTACAGACTGCACAATGTCGTTTACTACTTGCAACTGAGTGTTGTATACATCCTGTATATTGTTGTTTCCATAAAAAGAATCTCCATCATATTTTTCTTTATTATAATCTACTATGTCTAAACATAATAACGCTATAGTAAAATTAACTACACTTCTTTCAAATGTAACATTTGTTATTGTTAAGTGGCTTAATGGAAACATTGTTGTTTTATTTAAATCAACTTCACTTATGTCTCCGAAAGTTACAGAGAATACGCTAGGGTTATCTCTTAATTTGTCTTTTATTTTGTCTAGTATATTATAAACTTGTGTCATTATCTATTTTTATTATAAGCGTTTTTAATCATCTTTTGTTCTAGTTCTGATTTCTCTTTCTCAAACTCTAACCATATTAAGCACTGGTGTAATGGAATTTTTGTAACTTCATTAACTCCTGATACTTTTCCTCCAGCAAGTGCGTAAATTGACTGATACCATCCCCACTTTTTTCCAAATCCTTGTCCGACTTGGAATCCTGAAGAGTTTGCTGATGCTGTAAATAATCCATCGTATATTTCGATAATTTTTTCCCTAAACGATAAAAAAAAACCATGGCACCTAAAGCAACATTAACAGGAGCATCTTTCATCACCTCCCAGTACTTATCTGAGCCATCGTAATCTTCAATTAGATATTTGCCATTCTTATTGAACGTGATAGGTCTATACAGTACAGCCATAGCTTTGTGCATATTACTCCAGTCAGATATAAAGCTTTCTAAATCTACATACTCACCAAATGTCATTTCGTCTAAAGCAGGTATCATACCAAAGCTAACCTCTACACCATTAGAACCAGTCATGCTAAATTCTTTTATTAGTGGAGTAGATTCTTCAAAGCATTTGCCTATTTGCTGTAATACACCATCAAACATCTTTACAGGAAGATTATAAGATTCCTTTAATGTTAATCCACAAAATATTTGAATACATTTAGAGTTAAGAAAGTTTCCATTGTCTTCAACACCTTCATTCTCTTTTTGTATTTTTAAATATTCTTGGTACTGTCTAAGTTTAATAGCTTCTAACTTTTGAGGTACCCTTAATTCCAATTCTATTATTGCCATATATTCATATATAATATGATAACTTAAAAAGTAGTATTCTGTACCACGCCTTATTTAGACTAAGTATAAACTACCTCATATAACTTGTATAGGTTGAACAAAAACACTATATTGTAGTTATCTTAATGTAGTTGGAAATCTACTAAACAAGTTCCTAAACTTCTGTCACAAGCGTAAGGCAGTTGGTTCAGGCACATTAAGTCAGCTAAGTGATTGCAATGTTATTCTTTTAATCATCTTTTGTACAGCACCCAAACATTATTCAACCTTACCTGCATATTTCTGTTTATTTAAAGATGTTTAGGGGGTGCATACTACAGAAGAGAACTATATTGGGTTTATATATAGAAGTACTCTTGCAATGCATCATAGTCTCTACTTCTACTTTCTTATAAAAATCAGTTTGCTTATAATTTTCTGGGGTGCCTACCCTAATGCTGGTTGCAAGAAAAAGGCCACCCCCTAACTCAAAATGGTTTGAATTCATAGAAGAGGGCTACTTAGCCCAGTATAATTCATTTTACGTTAATATACAAATAATTTCTGTTAATATTATGTTAAAGTTTATGACTTAATATAAAGCTTTCTAAGAGACTTTAATAATTAAGTGATATGTTTATATAGGAGATAAGGAGAAAGTGTCTTAAAGGGGATAAAATCATCTTTGTTTGTTATATCTCAGATAGATAGCCTATTTAATTACAAATGAGTTATAAAAAAAGTCCATTACTTAAAAGAGCAAGTATAGGACATAAAAAAACCCCTAATTAAAGGGGTTTTATGGCGTGTTTAAGAGGGTTTAATGTTATCGGCTCAGTATCTCATTTATTTCATCTGTAATGTCCCAGAAATCATCTCTAGCTTTTTGAGATGCGTGTAAACTTGCAAGGGTTTCAGAGTTTATGTCTTCTAATGAATAGCCCATATCAACGGCGATTTGTATTGACTCTGATAAGCTAAAGTCGTTTTCAGATAAATATTCCATTGCTCTATTGTAGTAAATTATATCAATATTAAAAGCTTCATTATTATCTAAATCATTGTACAAATCATCTGAATCATTTATATCTTCAATGTCATCTTCATCTAAATAATCAGGTAAATATATACCAGTGTAATCATCTATTAAAGTAGTTAACTCATCAAATTTAGTTTCTTGTTTTGTCTGTGTTTTGTTTTCTGTTTCTGTGTGTGTGTTCATAGTGTTTGTTTTATAGTGTTATTAATTCATTATTTATTTCATCATATTTAAAATATACTTTCCCATTATTAGTAAATAAATCTTTAGTCATTGTATATTTTTTTGATTCTAAAGGTGTGCATTCAAAACAGAATGACATTTTTACAATGTCGTTATCTGTATGAATCCAGTCGTTAACATGCTCAGCATATTCTTTTAACGTGTATTTATTAAGCTCATTATCTAAATAAAAATCATGTATTTCTTGCCATGACTCATCAGTATAGGAATTATAAAAAGTTGAAATTATTTGAGTTTTCATAGTATTATTTTAAAAGGTTAAAAATTATAGTTTCTATTAGTGACTCACCTAACATTAAAAAGGTTAATGTAATTAATGCTAAAGAGTAAATAAACAAAGTAACAAAGATGTTACTGAGTATTATTTTTTCAATTAGTTTTTTCATGTTATGTATTAAATATTAAAGTTAGCATTTTCAATTAATGAAGGGTTTAATATAAAACTAACTATTAAACCAATTATTCCAATAATAGATAAAGAAAGTAAAAAAGCTATAGAAACTTTTAAAATAATGTCCATAAATTTAAAGTCTGATAATTTACTAGAAAAAATGCTAGTTAATACAAATAAAACTGTATTTGTGTTTCTGTTTGTGTTTCTGTTTGTTTGTGTGTTTGTGTGTGTCATTTTATTTATTTTTATGTTATTAATATACATCAAAGATAAGCAAATTAATTTAATTAACAAATAATTAACAAAGAAATTTAATATTTTTTATGTCTATCTCTGTAAAATAAATGTTATTTATATTTGTTCTAAATAAAAGAATAAAATATTTATCATTATTTGGATATTAAAGAATTTTTTATATAACTTTGCAAATAGCTAAAATTATATATTAATTTTATTGTATAGGATTTTTATATAGTCATTATATATATATTAAAATGCTATTTGTAATTAATGGTATAAACTTAATATATATTATATATGCCTAAAATAAATTAAATATTATTATTTAGAATTATTATAAATAAGAAATATTTTTAGGTACTATGTTTAAGGGGGTACTATGTTTAAGAGTAAAATGTACTATGTTTAAGGATGTACTATGTTTAAATATATTCCCACCTGTTATCCTTTAATAATTTAACGGGTTTACCATTCCATTTTTTATCAGCCAAAAACCACTCAAAGTTTTTTTGGTAAATCTTGTCAAAACCTATTGAGTCCAATAAGCCGTTTAATCTTTCTTTTGTAGTATTAGAAAACCAGCCTGAGTTTGTTATTCTTAACTCATTGTTTTGTCTCTGAGCTATTAGGTTGTTATGTAAATACATTATTGTCGTAGGTTTAGTAAATATTGTTTGATGTTCAATTCTTGTATTATTTAGCTTAAAATTCTCATTTTTATTGAATTTTTCTACAATTTTTCTTGTTATTTGTCTCATTTTTAGTGTTTTTTATGTTATTTTTAGTGTTTTTTATGTTATTTTTCTCATAATTATAAATTTTTTGCGTGTTGTTTCCAATAATTAAAAAATATTTCTATTTGTTCAATGTCTTTATTAAATTGTTTTTGTTTGCCACTTGCATAAATATTTTCAATTAATTCATTTGTATGATATTCTAATTTATTTAAATCATCAATTAAAAATCTTTGCATGGTTCTCAGTCTTTCAATGTCTTCTTTATGTGTCATAATTATTTAATTATAATGTTTAAACGTAGTTTCTAGAGCTTCAATAATATTCTCTTTTTCTTTACCATTTAATGCTGACTCAATTAGCCACCTTAATTCATCATAAGGGCAAGAGCACTCATCGTTAAACCAATCATAATAAGTGTCTATTAAATTTTCTTTGTGTTCTTTTGTCATATTTATTTATTTAAGTTTTTAGAGTGATAATTCCAATAAGTAAAGAAATTATCTAGTTTTTCTAATTCTCTTTTAAATTCATTATTGTATTGACTGCCTACAATATATTTGTTTATATTTTTGTTTACATTGTAAAAACACTCATGTGCTTCAAGCAAGTCCTGTTGTAAATGTGCTTTTAAATTACTCATATCTTTATATCTATTCTATTATTTAATAATTCTATTATTCTAAATATCTGTTCTTCTTTTTCTTCTTTGCTTTGAGCAATTTCAGGTACTCTTATCCAAAAATGTGTTGATTTATCAGGAAATAATAAATCTTTTAATAGTCTTCCAAACTTTCGCATTGGTCTCACTGTTTTATATACTTTGTTTACTTTCATAATTATTTGTTTATTTGGTTTATTAGTGAATTAAACTTATAAGTTTCATAAGGCATTTTATATCCTTTGCAGTAGTAACAAAATAACTGCTTCGCTTTCTGTTCAATTAAGTTTGAACACTTTTTGCATTTTCTCATATTATATTATTTATATTAATTCCATCTATATTAAAATAATACTCATTAGCTTCAATAGTTTCAATTACTGCTTCCTCAGATATTAAATAATCATATTCATTTGTTAAAGCGGTTAAGACTTCATCGGCAATTAATCTTTTATAATAGCTTTCATTTTCTTTATTTGGATTATTTTCATTTACTAAATAATCATCGCAAATGTTTACAATGTCGGTATAGTGCCAATCATTAACAACATTATTACAAAAGTCTTTTATATCGTTTTTAAACTCAATGTCAATTTGTTGTCTGTATATATCAAAAGAGTTTACTTTTAACCCTAAATAATCAAATTCATCATAAACAATGTCCCACCAATATCCATCATCAACATTTAAACTGCAATATTCTTGTAATACTTTTTCTTTTGCTTTTTCGTTTAGTTCGCTAAACTCATAAGCTTTTATTTCTATTGTTTTCATTTTATTTCTTTTAATGAGTCTTTAATTAAATCTAAATACATCTCTTGCATTTTGTCATTTTCCTTTACTACTTGATGGATAATCGTTGCTAAGTCTCTAAAAAGGTCATCTGTACTCCAAACTAGCCATTTGTCATCATTGTAACCTACATGCAATTCTCCATCATTGCAGTACAAAGTATGTGAATCATGTATATAAGTATGTCTTCTCGCAACTTCTAATTGCTTTTCTAAATCTTTAATTCTTTCCTTTTGTGTCATGATTATTTTGTTTTTTTTATGTCTTCAGCTTTTATTTTTTCATCAATTATTTTACCCTCTAAATCTACTATCGTATAGCCATAAGATTTTAAGATATTAATGCTTTTTCTAATTTCCTTAACTTTTTCTTGCATTCTAAAATGTGCAAATGTTTCGTTTTCAATGTAATTCATAATTATTTATTTTTATCGGTTATATTAATTAGTGTTTGTGAATAATCTTTAAAAAGGTTATTTAATACGTTCCTTTCATTTTGTTTTAGCCTTTTGGCTTTGCTTAAATTGTGTTTAAATTGTGTTTTTTTCATATTGTTTTATTTAGTTATTAATTATTTTCTATTATTTCAAAATCCATTTCGGATATATAATTGTCAATTTCATCAGCATATTCTTTTAATATGTAATTGAACATATATTGCAATAGTACTTCATCTTCTTTTATAACTTCATTAAATCCATTATAAAAACTTATAAATCCTGAATAAGATTTACTATTTTCATTTACATAATCTATAAATTCATTACTATTTAAATAAGTATCTTTTAATTTATTAAAGTCATTTTCATTAATTTCAGCTTCTATTTTATCAGTGCTGAAATTGTAAAATTTAGGTGAATCTATTTTAATAAACTTTAAATTCAATTCTAACATATCATTTAATGAATCAATAAACTCATTACAATAACTATTGCAAGTCTCTTTATAGTTTACATTATCTTCATCTATTTCAAAATAATCAATTTGAATATCTAAAATATCAGAATGAACAGAATGATAAAATCCTCCAAAGTCTATTAAAAATCTTGTTTTGTTTAATGTTTCAGTCATAGTGTTTTATTTATTGTTTACCCAAATATATAAACATTTAATTAACAATAAAAAGTATTAACAAAACTTTAACAAATTAATTTGTCCTTATTATTGCGTGTGCGTGTATACAAAAAATAATTGAGACTAGCAAAATATTTTTGGTTTGGCTAATGGATTATTAGCAAAAGATATTTGACAAAAGAAAAGCAAAGGAAATTTATTGAATCAAAATACCTACTATGTTTAATGATTACAAAACCTACTATGTTTAATGATGACAGAAAACCTACTATGTTTAATGATTACAAAACCTACTATGTTTAACGATTACCTGATAACATACTTTCCTGAGTTCTGACCTTGTATCAAGAATGTAAGTCCATATCTTATAGCATCAATGTAATGTTCGTAACCAATGTTAGGTTTAGTGTTCTTTTCTTGCCATACATAATTGTTTAGTTCTCTTACAATACCATGAGACTTTCTATCTACTACAATCTCGTAGTCTTGCATCAATGCAATACCAGAAAGTATACTACCTTTCTTTTTTATTGTAGGTCTTATGTTTAAGTCTCCCTTTTGTTTTATTTCTTTGATAAGTCTAGGTTCACTTGAGTCACATATAATTAAGTCAGCTCCACACTCCATTTTGTTCTTCATCGCTATTTCAGTCGTGGATAATCCTGCCTTTCCATAGATTTCTTTTACATATAATTTACCTAAAGCTTTATCTACTGAAATTTTACAAAGCGTTGTCAAATCAACTGAAAATCCGAAGTCTTGACAATAGCAGGTGACTTCTGTTTGTATGTAATCTCCTACTCTCCAGTTCTTAAAGATAGCACCCTCTGCCGCAGAAAGCCAACCTCCGAGTATCTGATGTTCATATTTGTCTGGTCTCTTTAGTTTCATTTCAAATATCTGCTCAAGAAACGAATCAGACAAATTATCTTTATTGTCTTTATAACTTGTATGTATGTATGTAGTTTTATTAGAAGAACCATTCCATCCTGAGTTTACTGCTGTACTTTGAAAGAATCTTTGATATATCCAATGTTCTTTAGTCGTAGGATTTAATATCAATATACATCTATTCTGTTTAGTTTGTGACCTTACAGAGAAATCAATCTTGTCAAATGTAGATTCATCTGTTAGCTCTTCTGCCTCATCAATAACAAACGTTGTAACGCCATTTAGAGACTTCAGGGCGGCTGTTTGGTTACCACTTGATGTTCTGATGCCTTTGAAGATTATTGAGCTTCCTGTCGTTATGTTTATAATTTCATCTTTAGTAATCCTAAAGTGTTCATTGACTCCCATTAAGTCTATTTTTTCTATAAACTCGGGGATAATCGACGTTTGTGCTGATATCATAGTGTACCTAGTAAACAAAACTTTATGTCCTTGTTCATAGGTTAATGACAATAAGAATACAGCTACACCAAATGATTTACCAGAACCTCTACCTCCAGTACATACAAAGTATCTACTCTTTTCTGTAAACAGAGGACTATATTTATCGTTTAACTTTAGATTATTCATCATTTAATTCATCCATATCTACTTCTTCTGATTCTATATCTATTGTATCTTCTAACTTCTCTACTTGATTATGTGAGGCATAGAAATTAATTACAGGTACATTTAACTTCTTCTTAGAATTGTCTTCATTACCATCCTGAGGCTTACCATATCTATATTGCCATAACAAATTCATGTGTGCAAAAGAATCCTTTGCTTGTTCTGCTAGTGCTTTCCAAGCTTCTTCTTCACTACCAAAAACATCTTTCATTGCATTTAAAGCATAGACAGATATTCTCTCTTTCTTAGCTGGTGTTAATTGTGAAGCTGATTTAATCAACTGTTTCTTTGACCCATACTTATCCCCCTTCTTTCTACCATTATTCTTTCTGCCATCATTAGGTTTTATGTATGCTGAGTTTTGTTTTGCTCTTCCCATCTGTTATATAATTTTGTAAATAGTTTCCATATTTCTATACTAACTTCTTTCTTAGAATAAATCTCTTTTGTTACTGCTTTCTTCTCTCCAAGTTCTATTCCAATTTTACATTTAGTTCCCTTATTGTTTAAAGGTATAATATATATTCTATATCCTCTTTCTATACACCAGCTCTGAGCCTTAAGATTGTACAGTATCTCTCTCATGAAATGCCTTAGTAACCTTAACAATAGTTTCTAACTTATCACAAACATCATGTTTCTTTTCTTTAGGTATATCATTATACAAATCAACAAGTCTTTTGAATGAAGGGGTGTTTGATAAACCATCATTACTCATATCATCAACCTTTCCTCTCAATTCAATATTTTCTTTTAATAATCTAGAATAGTTTTCAAATATACTTTCAGCATCGTGATTGTTAGAATATTTGTAATCTTCATAAAGGTCTTGTAAGTGACCATCGTATTGCATGACTAAAGGAAACACATTATTAATACCATGAATCACTGTAGCGTGGTCAACATTAACACTAGCTCCTATATCAGTTAAACTGAGTCTAGTGTATTCTTTACATAATTTAAAGTATACTGCTCTTGCATATACATTACTTCTTTTTCTAGTTCTGAAACTTAAATTTATTCCTAAACAAGTTTCCATATAATTTCTAATCTGTTTCGTTTGTAGTGTACTATTTAAATCCATTATTATTTTCTTAATTGATTAATACATACAGCTAATCGCTGTTCTCTTAGTGGGTACTCTTGCTTCATAGTTGCATCTGTCATACATCTGCTTACAAAAGCATCTTCATTCTCTTGTGGTCTCTTCTTTGGTATTGGCATAATTTAATTTTATTTCTTGTTTATTTAATTTATCACTCATTAATGTTAAAAGCATAAAACTCATATGGTCTATTGCTTTTTGTATTCCTGCACATTCCCAGTATAATTCTTGATTGGCATATTCTTTTAGTAAGTTTCTTAAATCATCTATAGACATACCTTCTTCCAAATCATACATCGCAAGGTTAAAGTATTCTTCTTTAATATTCTTTCCCTTATAATGTTTCATGTGTTACATAATTATCCAGATTAGGTATTTCATCTTGAAAGAAATACTTGTACTGTTCTATTGCTCTATCTAATTTCTGCAATCCAGTTCTCATAAATTCATCTGAACAATCACATATCATTATGTCTTTTGTATCTTTATCTACGACAACAAATATAAAAGCATCTGCATCAAACATCTTTGTATATAAGGCGGCTTGTAGGTCATAAGAAAAATGTTTTGCACTCCACCTAAATTTAGAAATATCTCCTGTTGTTTTTAGGTCTATGATAACATTACCATTTAATACATCTGCTTTACCTCTGAAAGGTAAGCCATCTATCATAGAAGCTTGAGGTACTTCAAACTCAGCTCCTTGTAGTAAATTTGTTACCTCTTTACATTTAAGAACTGCATCAGCTATTCTATTAGCATTATTAAATTCACTTCTAGTATATACATTAGCTGAACCTAAATCTAATACGGCTTGTTTAAATGCTTTAGTGGCTTTAGAGCCATCGATTATCGTTAGGTCTTTTACCTTTTGAGGTTCAAGTACAGATAAATGCACAAGCCTACCATCTCTTAATGGTTGAGCGTCCTGATTCACATTAAGCGATTTAAGATATGCTTTAGGACTTTGTAGTAGTTTCTTAGCTGAAGATGAAGATAATGCGTTAGAACCCAAGTAACCATAGTAAAACTCATCATCATACATTCTTTCTATAAGGTCCACATAATTCCATTCTTTATTGTCAAATGTTTTTATCATAATTTTAATTTTAAGCTAATATACACTTTTGTTAATTAAATGTTGTTAAAAATCCGTTAAACTTTATGTTCCTTCTCAATCTCCTTTTGTAAGTTGGCTAATGCTCTCCAAGCAACTTTAGCTGAATGTCTTATACCATCTGAGTCTATTGTTCCAGCTTCAAGTAAGTGTCTAGCAAGTGCATCTAATTCATCTCCAGATTTACTTCTATCCCAATGTAAAGGCTTATCTGGATTATGCTGATGGTTTCCTGCATAACTACATTTAGCTATTTCTCTGATTGCATCAGGAAAGTAATTCAGCACTCCTGAGTAAACAGGTATTTTCTTTCTTTCTGTCATTATACATATAATTTACGTTAACATTATAAGAAGAAGAACAAGTCCACTTTAAAAAGCCAGTTTCTTTATATCCCATGTTTCTCCTAATTTATTTAATA